TCCGAAAGACCCGCAATACTGTCAACGATAATTCCTAGTGCCATATCAAGTCCCCTTGCTTAATGACATCCCGTCATTTTTCCGGGCATCCTGCCCGACTGCGTTGCTACGGGTGCGCAGCCCCCGATTAAATATATTATTCATCGGTGCCCGCTATGGTCAGCGTGCAGCCGGGTTCCACAGACAATGCGCCGCCGTGGTCCAATTCCAGATACGGGGACTTGGTGGCGTTAAATTCCATATAGCCGCCAGTCGATACCCCGATATTTGCGGTCCCATCAACCGTATACCACGGAGTGTTCGGCATCCATGGCGTGCGCTGTATCTCATACGGCAATGGCACATAATGCGGCCGCACATAGAATATGTCCTTGAGCACTTCATATATCTCCCGTGCTTGATCGTATTCGATGGTGATTTCCTCGCCCTTAACCTCAATAACCAGCTTCTTAATGTCTGCCATTATGCGCTCCTTTGCACCTTAATATCCTCCGCCGTCAGCCCTTCCTTGACCCGCAATTGATCCAGTGTCAAGGGCCGCCCATCATCCGATACAAACTTATCTATCTTAACCTTGCCCTCGCGCCACAGCTTCGCCCTGGTAGGTCCCAGCGCATCGTTCTGCTTCGCCTTGGTCTGCTTGCCCAGCCACTCGCCGTATGTCTGGCGCTCCACGTTGCCGCCTGATTTAAGCAGTGGCATAGTCTGGCTGCGACAGTTAAAGTGCTGCGGAGGCCGCGGCCCCTCACCTATCGGAAACACCTGCCCATCCAGCGCCATGCATATCTCCGTGGTCCTGCCGTCCAGCGTGGCCATGTATTGCACCCCGCTAAGTATATCCTCGTTCGCCTTGTACGTAGCCTCACGCGCCTGCGCGTTGAAATGCGCTGTGGCTGTCTTGGTCAATGCCCGTGCCTGCGCCGTGGTCTGTCCGGCCACTATGTCAATGCGTGAGGCGATCTTAATGGCCGACTCACCCTCGATCATGCCTATGCGTATCTGTGCCAATAGCTCTTCCCTGGTCCCTCGCTCCAACGCCTTCCACCAATGGCTGTGCAGCTTCCCACGGAAAGGCGCGTTGCCTATGATCGCCCGCAACTGGCCGACTGTCGGTAGCGCAAGCGATATATCTGCCCCCATCTGCCCCCCCATAAGCCGCATAGTGAACTCCGCCTCCGTCTGCATCATAGCCACCTGCTGCGCCCGGTCAAATGCGGCAATGTCAGTCAGGTCCAACGCCTGGGCGATTGCCGAGCGTAGGTCCTCCAGCCGCTTAGTGGTAAGCGTGCCTTGGGATGCCCGTAATATCCTGGCGGCGATCTTGCCTTCCAGGTCAGCCAGGACCTTGGCATACATATTATATATCAGATTCGCTTCATGCGACTTAAGCCGCTCAAGGTAATGCGCGTGCATTACCATGCGGTCCATGATGGCATCGTTGGCATTAGACATCTGTACCGTCCTCGCCTGTATCGCCACCGAACCCCATAGCCAGCTTCGGAGGCTCCATACCGATCGCCTCGATCTCCATGTCCAAGTCCACCGTATCGCTTATCAGGTTGCGCCGCTGTACTTCCTCGAGGAACGTCTTTTGGCTTAAGTCGCCCTGTTTCCGGATCTCCCGCAACTGCGTGATATCCTGGTCGCCGGTAATGTCCACGGTCCAATCGCTAAATATGTCTATCGCAAAATCCTCCGGCACCTCCGCCTTGATCCATTCACCAGCCAGCTTATAAGCATCCAACAGGCCAGTCTCGGCGTTTCTCACCCACGCCTGCGCCTCTGACATCGTGCGCTCTTCGTTCGTCAGGCTCTGCGTAGCTGTAACCCCGCCCATGCGCGTCATCTGCGGCTGCAGGCCCAGCGTTTCCATCTGCTCCTCAAGGCGCTTTAAGTCCTCCGCCCCGGCAGTGATAGCCGCGCCCTGCGGCTCCAAATAACCCAGCTTGCCATCACCACGCAATAGCGTGGCCTTGTGCGGGCTGATCGTAATACCCTCATCGATCTGCGTCTGCGACATGCCCGTACCGTACAGGATCGGCACACGGGCGAAATGCAGGATATTGCGCTGGTCGGAGCTTGACTGCCAATGCTCCAGGTTCGTCTCGGCCAGGCTGAGCAGCGGCGGTTCCGCGGTCAGATAGCCTGTGCGCCGGAAATAGACCGTAATAAGCGGGACCTTGCCTAGGGTGTGTTTACCGGACAGCTCCGGCACCATATACCACTCGTCGATCTGCTGCCCCTTCTCATTCATCCGCTTGCGGTACACAGCGAATTCACTCGGGGTAATGACACGCACCTGCTGGACGGTCTTTTCCCCGAACATACCCACCGGCTCGATCACGCTTTCCGCAATACATATCTGCGTAAGTGTAGGTTTACCGTCCGCGGCCACATCATACCGCCATGACAGCAACTGTTTGGCGGATACATAAATAAGCCTCGGCCGGTCCTTGCTCTCGTTCTCCTCCGCCAATGTGCGCTGGATAGGATTCCCGCTCTCATCCGTCCGCGCCTCATAATCCACCAGGATATGCGCCTTGCCGTATACCACGCCGCCGGTATACAGGTCAAGCCCCAACTGCGTCAGGTTCTTGCCTGTGCCATCCACGTCCCTTTCGATGTCCGCCAACGCCTTGGGTGCTGTCCCTTTTATAGTGATAGGCTCCCCGAACGGCTTGGCAGCTATCTGGTTGACCGTATCCCCGTACGCATTAAAAAGGAATGAGCTGTTAAGCCGTGCCGTCCAATCTATTGACTCCTCTTTCTTGAACTTAGGCAGCCAGGTTGTCCCGCCCGCCCGCATGCCGTCCATACCGCCCAGCAGCGCGTCAAGCAATGGCCAATGCACGGCCATATCATCATATGCTGCGCAGGTGGTGTCCGGTCTATCGTTCTTATCTTGCGGCATAGCTTATAATCCTATGAAATTCCGCCAGGTTGACCCGGCCTTAATCCTAGCCACGATCAGCTTCTTAACAAACTTACACAGCCCCCAGCCGAACCATACCAGGGCTATGGGTAGCACGATCTGCCAGAAGGGTGTATTATTGGTCTCCTGGTATGTGGTCATCTGGTTCGTCACCGCGTTGCTAACGATCTTAGTCACCTCTTCATGCGTAACGAAGTCCCCGCTTGCCTTGATATCCTCATACACCTTATCGGATACCTCCTTGACCGACAGCTTACCCTCCGCCTCTCCGCTTGGGCGCGTAGCCGGACCACCTATCAACGAGCATGCGATGATAAGCATAGCGGGGATGAGCGCCAATATAAGGATACCATTGGTGACTGGTCTGCCCGTAAGGGCGGCGCTATCCCCCCCGCTTGCTTTATTACTTGCCATCATGCGGCCCCTAAAAAGTACGCCTCGGCGTCCCGAGGCTGAGATACCCGGCGGCTCAAGCCATCCGGGGCCGCGGGTCTAAACCCGCGGGAGGTTATATTGTCACGCCTGATCATACACTCACCACCAGACTACCAGCCCCACCAGTAACCGGATGGCGCTCATGCCAGCAGTATCCGCATGCATCTGAATTGTGCGTATTCATCCTGTACTTATTCGTGTCCTTGTCTATCGCCCCAGACCCATCCGGCTTAAGCGATACCACCGCATGGTCGTTCCATACCATCTTGGCATATTTGCGATCGAACAGCACGCCAGATAAGCCCGATGCGGACAGCAGCCGTGAATTACTCGCATTGACCCTGGCCCGCTCCCGTGGATTGCTATCCGGCACCCTGATCCGCACTCGCGGCCCGTATTGCGCCTTGAGCTGCTGCCTGATAAGGTCCCAGTCCGACCCATCGATCTGAGCGGAACCCCCCGCACCCCCTGTGGCGTCACCATAGCAATATACGAATCCCTGGTGGTCGGGGAACGCATCCACAAGCGCCTGGCAGACCTTAATGGTGTTTGATCCGCGCTCAATATACACCTCATCTATCACGCAATCGACCTCCGGCTGCATCAGCACCCCGGCCGGCGCGAAATCCCGTAACGCCTCACGCTTATGCTCCTGCATAACCACAGCCACGCCAGGGGAGATATTAAAGTCAAAGCAGAACATGATATCAGCGCTGGGATCGTATATCCCCTCGCGCAGATCGTCCACCACGTGCATTTCCTCGCTGAACGAATAGTACGCCAGCCCCTCAAGATTGACGAACCGCCCGAGATACTCCTGCGCATAGGTCAGCGGGTCCATGTCATTGCGTGCCTGCTCTAATTCCGCCTCGGCATGCTCTATGCACCA